TTTCGCTATCGGGCGCAAGGTCAAATTGGCGGTCGCAATAGTCCTCACAAAGCGCCTGGGCGTCGGCGGCAACGGCGGCAATTACCGCGTCTTGCGTGGTGTCGCTTGGCGGTATCCCCAGCCGGATTTTTAGGGCGTCGACGTCCAGCGGCATGGCGTTACAGCATCCTTTCCCAACCCGGCCCGTCGGCCGGCGCGTCGTCGTTGTCGGGGCGTAGGGACAGCCACAGGCCGCCGGCATGCGTGACGACGTCGCCGCGCCCGCACGGCTTGCCGGGGCGCCATTTGCCCGCATAGGTGCGGATAATGTGCCGGGCCGGCCCGGGTTCTTCGGTCAACATGTCAACCGCGATTGGCTGGGCCTGCACCGCTGGGTCGGCAAACGCGGGCACAATGACAAGTTGCCCGGTTTGGGCGTTGCGGGCCAGGGTTAGGCCAACCAGGCCAGGCCCAGGCCGCCCCGGCTCGCCGGGCACGCTTTTGCCATCGCGCCCGCGCCGCCCGCGCACTTCCCTAACCGCCCAATCAGCGGGGCCGGTAGGGTTGTCGCGGATAGCCTCGCGCTCAAAGTCACCGTCGCGGATTGTGTCGCCGGCAATCACGCCCCAGCCGCGCGCTTGGTAATCGGCGGGCAGGGCGCCGGCCGGCATGCGCGCCCGGCATTCGTGCAAGGTGCCGTCCGACAGCCTAAACCCAAAACAAAGCTCGCGCGTCGCAAAGTCCTCGCGCGTCTCAATAGCGGCAATGCCCGGCACCAGGCACCGCCAGCCAGCTGGGTCGGCGTCGGGCGGCCCGCACCCGTTGCGCACGGCCTGCCAAATGCCGCCGGCATGCCAGGCCACGTCATTGGCCGCATAGGGTTCGCCCGCGCCCACGTGCCTGGGCAACAATAAAATCTTATCCTGGCCGTCGCGGCCAGGCGCCCCGGGTTGGATAGCGTCCAGCCGCGATTGGATTGTGTCGGCAACCCTGGCGTTAATGTCGTCCAGCCGCGATTGGATTGTGTCGGCAACCCTGGCGCTCATGTCGTCCAGCCGCGCCGCCGTCGCCGCCTCATGCTCGGCCAGGATAAGGCCCAGGCCCTCGATAAATTCCGCGCTAGGCGTTTGCATGGGCCGCCCTCCCCTTGGCACTGCGCAAGCGGGCGGCCCAATCGTCGGCCGTCGGCGTCAGCGCGGGCGGCGCGACAAGCGCCGGCAACGTGGCGATTGCGTCGCTAACGATTGCGCGCACGTTGGCGGCAACCGCGTCGCCATGCGCCTGCAACGCCTGGGCAAGCTGGGCGTCGTCGACGGCCGGCGCGGGCGCCGGTAGGGCGGCAACAAACCCGTCAAACGCCGCGCGCATATCGGCGGCGACGTCGGCGCGCACGGTTGCCGCCACCGCCGCGCCTTGCACGGCCAGGGCGTCGGCAAATTTTTTGGCGTCGGCGGCGGGGGCGTCAGCCGGCGGGGCGTCAGCGCCCGGCGGGTTGTCGTTGGCCGGGTTTACCGGGTTGCCGGGCGCGGGTGCCGACGGCGCGGCCGGTTGCTTGTCGACTTGCGACAGCGGCACAACTTGCGCTTGCACGCGCGGCTCGTCGCCAAACGCCACGGCGCCCAGCCCTTCCTTGGCGCGCGCTTCGTTGGGCGCATACAACCCGCCGGTAATCCCGGCGGTTAGCGCGTCGATCCGTTCCTTAAGCGCCGTGCGTAACAGCGCGTCGGTGTCCAGTTCGGTATATTCGCCATCGGGCAGGGCAAAAAATTTATCAAACGCCACTTCGATATGCTCAACCCAAAACCCCAATCCCTGGGCCAGCCATAACCCGATAAGCTGCTCGACATTGGCAAACGATTGGCGGCCCCGCGTGACTTCGCCAATAATCGTTAGCGGCACGCCAAAGGCCCGGGCAATGTCGGCAACCGTCATGCTAAACGCTTCGATCATTTGGGCATCTTGCGACGACAGCGACATTGGCACCCATTTTAGGGCGCCGCCCAAAACCGGCACGTCGCCCCGGCGCACGCCGGCCGCATGCGCCCGCCAGGCCTCGCGCAACCGCTCCATTTGGTCCTTCGTCAACAGTTGGTCGGTTGACAGCACGCCCGACGGTTGCGCGGCGTTGGTAAAAAACGCGGCCTGGGCGTCGGTTATCGCGGTATTGGCCATGCGGGCGCTTATCGCCCATTCCAGCGGCGGCACGCCGCGCAAGGGCTGGCCCGGGTAGCAGCGCCCGCGCACGTGCAAAACGTCGCGCTGGGGCACCAAATAATCCAAATCGCCCACCAGCGGGTTGCGGCCCAGGCCATAAAAAATCGCCTGGGTTTCCATATCGACATAGGGCGCGCACTGGCGCGCGGGCATAAGGTGCAGCGCCGTGACTTCCTGCCTATTGTTGCGCTGGGCAAAGGCGTAGGCGTTGCCAACAAATTGCAAGTCGCAAACCAGATTAATCATAAAATCGGAGCGCGTTTGATAGCCGTTAGGGCTGCGCAAAATGCGCGACAGCGCGCTATTGGTAATGCGTTCCGGCGCCCCCTTGTCGTTTAGCCGGTAATGCCCGCCGGGCAGCTGGGCGATACTTTGGGCCAGGGCGTTAACGCACGCATTAACCGCCGCCGGTTCGCCCGCCGGCCCCGGTATCATGCCGCGTTGCCACCAATTCTCCGGCCAGCTGGGGGGTATCGCCACTTCCATTGCGCCGCCGCTGCCCCCGCCCGTGCCGGTGGCAACGGGCGTGGCCAGGTGCGCGGGTGCCGGCGGCGCCGCGCGGCCCAGCCAGCGCGCTAAAGACTCTTGCCAAGGCAACTCACTTATCCTTGGGCGGCCGGCCGCGCCGGGGCTTGTCGGCGTCGTCGTCGGTATCGCGGGCCGCGTCGGCCGGCGGCATGCGGGTTTCTGGCCCTGCGGATTTGGCCGGCGGCGGTGCCGGCGGCCGGGGCGTCGTCGTCGCCGCGTCCGGCGCCTTGGGCGGCGCGTCCGTTGCCTTCATTTGCCGCGTGGCATAGCGGCCCGTCCGCGCGCTGGGTTCGCTGCCAATATGTTTTAGCGGTACGGTTGCGTAAGGGTCTTGCACCGCGCCCGACGCCACCAGCTTTGCGGCCAAAGCGTCGTCGACGTCGCCAACAAAGCCGGTTTGTCCGTCCAGTTCTTCAAGCTCGGCAAAGGCCCAAACCGTGCGGCCCATAGCGCGCCCTCCCTAGCCTCCCGTCAGGGTTGCGGGGGCGGCCGGAAGGCAAACCGCCGCCCCCGCGCTGGCTTACCAGGCGACGCCGGACAACCAGCTAATCGCGCCAGGCCGCAACATGCCCCACGTAATTGGCATCACCATGCGCAAGGCAATTGACCAGGTTTGGAACATGCTAATGGCTTCGCTGCCCGCCGTGCCCACGCCGGACGGGCCGCCGCGCACGCTAATGCCCAAGTCCGGCCCGACTTCGCCGGCCACGTCCACCGTGCCGTCAACCTTAACCGCCTGGGTTGGCGGGTTTATATCGGCGTTGGCCATTACCAGCGTGGCTTCCTCCGATATGTCAAAATTAACGGTGCCCAGGCCGGTTGCAAAGTCGCTGGCGTTGACGGCCACAACAATCGTGGGCGGGCAATTGACGCTGATAATCAGCGGATAGCCGAACAGCATGCCGTTCCGTATGTCGTCGCGGAAGATATACTGGCCGGTTGCTGTCACCATGAACGAAAGGCCCATTGCGTGGCTATGGTTCATAATGAAAACGACGTTGCTGATATTGCGGCCCAGCCCGTCAATCAGCGCCCTAAAGTCGGTGTTCACATTGGCCTGGGTTATGCCGCTGCTAGGGATACCGGCGACGCCAGCCAGCAACCCAGCCGGCCGGACGCCCGCGCGCTGGGCGTTGGTTGACAGCAAGTTGGTATCAATTAGGGACGACGTGTCCTCGCCAATGCTGTCGCGGATAAGCTGCTCGATTTGCGGCGTGCTGATTTGGTCCAGTTCCTTGCTGTAGGTGCTAATCGCGCCCAGCTTATAGCGTTCGTAAGTCGTCGCGGCGGTGGTGCCCTGCACAACCGGGATCACCCCGGACTCGCCAACCCAACCGCCGGCCATGTTGCCTTGGTTGCTGCGGCGCGGCGCGATAATGACGCCGTTATTGCCAAATTGCAGCACGCGGCCACGCGACGACAGCGCGTTGTAAATCGACACGGCCAGGACGTCGGCGACAAAGTCCGTATAGCCTTGGTGGACTAGCTCGGCCGCCCAGCCCGGGGTTTTGGTGTCGGCAATGTCGGTGGCCGCACGCCGCACCCAATCGCACGCCACTTTTACGCGTTCGTCGTCGCGGTAGTGTTCGCCAATCACGCTGTCTAGCGAACGCCGTTTGTGGTGCGCGATAAGGTGCGCCGCCGCCATCTTAAAAATCAGCTGGCCCGGGCGTTCCTTACCAACCAGTTCAATCCGGCCCGGCACGGTTGCCGGCAAATTGCTGTTGGCCGCGACGGGCAGGGCACGCGCGGCCAGCGCGCGCTCGATTGTCGTATTGGTTTCAATGCTGCGGGTGACGGTTTGCTTTTCTTCCGCCAGGGCCGCAACCTTGGCGGTTTCGTCCTCGGTAAAATCGCGGTTGTTGTCATTTTCGGCCGCAAGCTCGATAGCCTGCAACTCGTCGTCGATAGCGACAGCGCGCGCTTGGAGCGCGACAATCTTTTCTGCAATAGGCGTTGGCATTGTCCTAAGTCCCTTGCCGGGGGGGGCCGGTAACGGCGCGCGGGTGGTGGCGGCACGTGCGCCCCCGGCGCGCGCAATAGTCGGGGGGCCGGTGCGGGGCGTGGTGCCGCCGGGGTGGAAGATCAAAGCGTCGTAAGGCGACGGGCCCAGGCCCTTAATCCGTAATGCCTGGGCGTTCATCGGCACGCTTACCAACGAGCATTCCAGCAATTCGGTTTGCGTAAACCGTAGGCCGCCGGTCGCGTCCAGCTGGGCGTATTCGTGCGGCAAAAATCCGACGCTAACCGCGCGCAAAATCCGCTGTTCGATAAGCTCGCGTAGGCGGTCGACATAGGCAACGCTGCCCTTGGTGGCCAGGACAAGATTGCCCACCAGCTGGCCGCCAACCGTTTTGACGTTGTCCCAAGTCCCGATAGGGCTGGCGCTATCGTGGTTCCATAAGGCAACCGGGTTTTTGCGGAAGGCGGTTAAGTCAACGCCTGCCATGTCGATAATGTCGCCGGCCCTGTCGACGGCGTCGCTGGCCATAACAAACGTGTAGGGGTTGGCGTCCGATTGGACGCCGGTTTTGACAATCCGCCGGGGTGCGGGGCTAGTAGCGGGGCGGGGCGGCATGCTGGCCACTTAACCCGGGATGGCCGGGTGTGGCCGGGATTACCGGGCCGGCTTGCCGCCGTCCCGCACCGTCGCCGCCGTTGGCTAGTCTGCCGCGCTCGGCCCTGTCAGGACGGTCACGCGGTGGCATGGCGTTGCGTACCAAATAACGCAGATTGACAAAAGCGGAAAAGTCCCGGGGGCCAACTTAGCAGTCGGGTTACAGGGGGGGGCTAAGTCAGCCGCCCGGGATAGGTTGGGCCGCCAGCGGGGGGAAGCGGGAAACTACCTTAAGCTGGCGGGGCCCGTCCCTTGTCGTGCGTGTCAGCATGGCACGGCAAGGGTATTGGGACGTTTGCACGGCCAAGCGGCCTAACCGTGCGGGCAATGGATATGGGCGCCGGGGTGGCCATGCCGTGATACCGCACCGCGTGGTCGCGCGCGGCGGCGTACCAACGCCGGCAAATCGGGCACATATGCCCGGCCGTCGCGGGCGCCAGGCGGGCGCGCAACCGGGCCGCTAAAACGGCAGCCACGTCGCATTTGCGCGGGCTGCTCATTGCCCTTCCTCCAAACCAAGTTGGCTGATTGCCTGCAACAGCACGTCAGCGGCAAACGCGTCCATGCCATGTTTGGCGCAATGGTTGCGCACCAGCCGCGCCGCGTTGTCGCGCACATAGCGCGCCGGCACGGTTTCAAACCGCATGCGCCAAACCAGCGCCGCCAATTGTTCGGGCGGCCGGCCGGCGGCGGCGTCGCAAAACTGGCCGACAAACTCGCCCAGCGTGCAATCAAACGTCAGGACGGGCGCGCGGGCATTGTCTTTTGCGGGCGGGCTCATGGCGTCGTCTCCTGGGCAAATAGGTCTAGTTGGTCCTTGTATCGGCGGGCGCGTATGCCGGCGCGGCGCGCGGGCCCGTCGTATCGGTTATGGCACCGCTGGCACGCGTAAAACATTTGGCCAATGTCGACGGATTCCAGCGGCACGCCGGTAAAATGCGCCAGGGTTAGGATTACCATGTTGCCGGTGTCGGGGTGCTTGCCCCGGTGCACGGCGGCGCACCGCCCGCCCGGGTGCGCCAGGCCGCATTGCCCCGTGCACTCGCAACGGTTGCCACTGCGGGCCTGGGCCGCCGCGACAAGCGCCGGCCACGTGGCCGGATAGCGGGGCTTATTTTCTGGCCGGATAGGCATGGCGGTAATCCTGGGCAGCCAACCGGGCCTTGGGCGCGTGCACGGCCCAGGCGGCGCGGCCGGCGTCGGTAAGGGCCAACATGTTTTTGCATTGGCCTGGCCAGGGCGCGACGCGCACAACCAGGCCGGCGGCAATCAGCCGCACGACAACCGGCTTAACGTTGCGCACGCTTTGCGCCCAAACCGGGCCGCGCGCGATTTGCCGCAAAATTGCAAGTTCAAAATATGTCATTGTCCGCCGCCTTTTTTGGCCCGGTGTCCTCGGCCCGTTCGTGCGCAAAATTGCGCGCCAACAAGGCCATGCCCCGGGCGGTTACAAAAACTTGCACGCCAAAGGTTTCGCTCCCGTCGACGCGATACAGCCGGATAATTTTCTGTTTTAGGTGCCGGCTTTCCAAGCGTGCTTGGTGCGCCGCTAGTCTATCCTTTTCGCGGAAAATCCAATCATGCCCGACAAGCCAGGCAATCAGGCGTTTTGGCCGGATTTCCAAAACCTTGGCGGCGTCGGTTAGGTTAAGGGCGCCGCGCGCGTGGCATAGGTGCCGGTAGTCGTCCGCCAGGGCTTCCAAAGCGACGGCCTGGCGTACCAAATCGTCGGGCACGTCCAGCGCCGCCAGCCGCGCGGCCAGTGACACGGGCACCAGGGCATTCACGGCGTGGCGTCCTGGGCCGGCACATGCGCCAGCCATTGCCAGCGGGCGCGCTGCAACCGGGCAAAATCGTCCGGCCGGGCGCTTGCCAGCCAGGTTTCGTAATCCACCGCTATTTGCATGCCCCCCTCGACAACCCAACGCAGCCGGAAATTGTGCGCGTCTTCCAACCGGGCGTTGCGGGCGTCGGCCCTGTCCTGGGGGCTGGCCGCCAGGTCGACGCCGGCCCCGGCCAGGGTTGCTTGCGCCAGTTCGATTAGCTCGCTTGCCTTGGGTAAATAGGGTTTGGTGACGGCCCAGCGGTCGATTGCCTGGCGCAACGCTTCGGGCGGCACGTCGGCCAAGTCGCCGGCCAGCAACGCCAGGCGTTGGTTGTGCACCTCAATGTCCTCGCGTGCCGGCGGCCGGTAGCGCAAGCCTAGCTCCAAAATCAAAGCCCTGATTTTCGGCGGCACTTTGCTCGGCCGCAACGTCGGCGATTGCGTCGCGGTAGGCGGCGAGGATGGGGTCGGGCCGCTGGGCAAGATTTCCCAAATCGTTTTGGCGTCGTCCATGCGTCGGCCTCCTTTTGCCTTCGGCCAGCTTGAGCCAACAGGCCCAGGCGTTTTGCCAGCTGCGTTTGCGGGCGTTGGGCAAGCCGCTGGCTGCCCAATGGGCGCGGAAAGTTTCCAGTTCGTCGGCAACCCAATCGTCGCCCATGCGGGCTGCCCTGGCCGCCGCCTGGCTGTCAGCGGCAAACGGGGCCGGTTGCCAATCGTCGGGCAAATGCTGGGCGCTGGCCGCCGCGCGCGCGCGCGGGTTGTCACACGGTGGGGGGGTTAAAGGGGGGGTTAATTTTAGGGGGTCCGGGGGGGGTTTATCAGGGGGGGCAATCAGGGGGGGTGAATTGTTACTGTCACGTGACGTCACGTTACTGTCACGTGACGTCACGTTACCGTCACGTATTGTCACGTTACCGGGCAAATCCGCGCCGTTTGCCATAGGGTTAGCCGGCGCCAGCTGGGCCCGTTTTTTGGCCCGGCTTAGGCGGGTGCGCGCGGCGCCGTCGGCCCGCCATGCTGCCAGCCGTTCGGCAATCCCCGCGCCCTCGGCGCGCAAATCGGCCTCCAACGCTTGGATATGTTCAACAGCCAGCGCGATCACTTTTTTGCTGGCGCCGGCCGCGCCCAAATCGCGGATAAAGTCGGCCAGCGCCCGGGGCATTATTGCACCGTTTGCCCGTCGCGCATACGCGCGGCGGCC